AGGTTTTTCATACAGGTGTAAGGTTTAGGTCCTGCGAGTTCATAAGCGAGTTTTGTTTTTCCTACGCCAGAAGGGCCATATATCCATATGACATGGGGCTTAAAGTTACGGGGAGGTTCGTGATATTTTAACCAGATTTCGGCGATTCTAACGCCTTGCACAGACGTAGCGTGAGTAACAACTTCGCGCATTGAATTTGTAGATTTAACAATGTCTTTACAGACTTCGATGTCAGTTCTATTTCCTTGTGCGGGGAGTGTACCATCCTCATAGAGGATACAGTCTTTACTACAGTAGTCGCGGTTTTGCTGAGCGTCACCAGCAGAGATTTCAATATGTGCCGTGGGAAAGATACTTTTGATAGCATTGAATGAACGAGGGTTAGGGTAGGATATATACACTTGTAAGTGTTTAGTACCAGTCGAAGGAGCGACTTCATCACCAATTATTATATACTTATATTTTTCTTGTTTTAGTTGGTCAATATGACTTTGATCATAATTATTTATCGTGAGACAAAAAGAGCGTGCTTTTCCAGATTTACCCATTATTATATATATGGAACGTTTTCTTTAAGCCTTGTTCCGTGATGGAACGGAGGTTGCGGAACAGAGGTCGGGGGTAATACTATACCCCGACCTCGAGTGGGTTTTGGGACAGGTTCGAGAAATTGTTTCAGAAAGTTTCGGGGAAACAAAAAAGTTTTTAATGATTTTTCTCAGCGCAGACGTAACTAGCGCTGAGCAAAAATCAAAAAATTTTTTTTTCCCCTTCCCGTATGGTACGGGATTATTTGTCAGTGACTAGGAGTGTAAAAGAATTGATTTTTTCTCTGGTAGAATTGAGTTTCTTAGAGAAAAAAATGTCAGTTGTCTTTATACGAAAGCCTACAGGTGCCTTGGATTAGGAGACGATCATTTATCTGCCCAGAGGGCTGCTGGACTCCAGATGGGACTGATTGAGATGGAGCATCGGTGTAGCAGAATACATATGGTTTCATATGCACTATGTCAGCGGGAGTAACACCAGGCGTTGTATTGTATATGTTTGCCCATTCAGTGTGAACTGATATGGGTTTATTTATATTTATATAACGGCGCTGTGTTTGCGGTTGACGAGCGAGACTTGTTTCTGTGTTAACACCAGCATCAGGGGTGGTTTGGAGACCGTAGGCGGACTGCGATGGAGGTTGAAGGTCTTTCATTGTTACTTGGAACTTGTGGACAGATATCCAGTTTTTATAATTTTGTTGATTCCAATAAGATAATGGACTATAGTCTCCGTTAAAATCGGGGTTGAGCATGTATTCTCCAGGGTTTGCCTCAAAGTCGGCAGCGAATAAGCCATTCTTTAGCCAGACGACGTGGAAGCAAAGGGTTAGGTTTGCTGTTTCGTTGCCATAATTTTGATGGATTACATTTAACTTGGCTGAGAGATGACAGAATTTTACTTTAGCACCTACACGTTGATTAAGGGCTACACCCTGTGTATCGGGCGTATCGAGAGCGAGGAGCGCGGGAGCGGTGCGGACGGGGGTCATGGTAACGTCAGTATCGATGAATTGAGTTTCACTATTGAGCGAACGTTTAATCTTGTATACATCGGCAGCGAGACGGCCGACAGCGAGCGAGCGTTTGCCGCGACGATTCTTCGGGAGATAGCGTTTTTTTAATCCTCTTTTAGCAAAGCGGGCATATCGTTTAGTTCGGGGGTAAGGCATGGTATATCTATATTAAGATTTTTTATTTCATCTATACGGCGGTGTAATTGATATATATCCTCGTTGGTATCCCAGACTGCGGCGGGGGCGTGGACGGAGGTTATGATGATTTTTTTCGAGAGAAATTGGCGAGATGAACCTTTTTGTTCGATTCGATATTCGTAACGGTCGATGAGACGGAGAAAGGTCGCGAACGAGCAGAACGATGAGCGGAGTTCGTCGATGATGGTCGTTTCGTGACCGTCGTAGCCTTCGAGCCATTTGAGGTTTTTCATACAGGTGTAAGGTTTAGGTCCTGCGAGTTCATAAGCGAGTTTTGTTTTTCCTACGCCAGAAGGGCCATATATCCATATGACATGGGGCTTAAAGTTACGGGGAGGTTCGTGATATTTTAACCAGATTTCGGCG